CGCCTAGTAGTTTTTCTCCATCAAACATTTGTCCATCATTTATTTGGTTTAAAGAAAGCATTGCTGGAGTAGATGCTAATCGCAACATAGTGTCCCATGTTCCTAAAAAGCTAATATCTAAATCTCCCATGTGCGTACGCATAAAGTTGGGATTAAAATACCATTCTCCTGTAGATTCATTTTGTCGCCAAGGGACAAAGTCTGTTTCTTCTCCTAGCATTGAGTTAATGCCTACCGTTAGCATTGTTCCCATTCCTATAAATGATGCCATGTATTTTCTAATAACAGCTTGTTCCAAAGAAGCTTGATCATTTTTAGCTAAACCTTCTAATGCACCACTAAGTGTGTCTAATCTAGCTTTGAAAAATCTTGGGGCAAACAGCAAGAATTCTCCTGCGTTACCTCCAAAGCCACTTCTTCCAAGTCCTGTTATTTTATTAGCAGCAGATGCTATTTCTGCAGCTCTTCCACTATCCATAAATTCTTGTTTTGTCATGCCTTTTTCAAGCATTTCTAGCTGTGCTTCACCACTCCAAGTTGTCCAACGAACAAACGTTCCAAGCCCAGAAAATGCCCTATCAAAAGGTCTTAACCTTTTTAATATAGGTAATGTAGAAAAGATTCCCCATTGGTTAGCATTAACGAAGTAATCACTTTGCCCACCTAACCCAACACCTGACCTAAGTGCATCGTCTATATTAAGAAGCCCATTTGCTCTTGCAAAAGCGTCTTGCCTTACTAGCCATTGACCAATATATTCTTCATTCCCAAACGCCCTAACCATGTCCCCCATAGCTGTAATCGAATCTCCTTGGTTAATAACACCAAGGCTTGCTCTTGCAGTTCCTGCCCTTAAAGCTTTTGATTTAAGATTTTCCATAACAGGTATAATTGCTTGTATTGCTACAGCACTCATGTCACCTGTCGCACCAAACGTTCTCATCATTCCGTTTAGTTGCCTTAAAGCACCTTCTTTACCCATAGGGTTTGTTTTATATATTTCTTCAACAGTTCGTGTTAAAGTATCGTGCAATTCATCTGGGAAATAATATCCATCTGATTTAAAAGATTTAACAACTGCTAGACCATCTGCAACCTTTGTGTCAACAGCATCAATCCCTTCTCTTGCCTTTCTTAAAAATGCATTTAACTCTCTCTTTTGTCCTTTTGTTAAAATCGGTGTAAATTTTGTTTTGGTTTTTGCATTAATTAATGCACTAACTTCTCTTACTATCCCTCTTAACCTTCGTTGTTCTTTCCTAATTATTTTTTCAGCACCAAGAACATATTCGCCATTTATCATTGTGCCACCTGTGTCTAATGTAAATTGTGCTTCTAGTCTTGATTCAGTTATTTCGTCTATTTTTTCTACAATTTCTTTAAACGGTGCGTGCAATGTACCTAATTTTGCTTTACCTGGGACTTTTCTTACCCCTGTAGAAATATCAATTAACAAGTCTTTAACATTATCAAGACTTTTAGCAGTTTGGTCATAGACATTGTTGCCTACCAAGTCTGCAATACTTCCGTGCTTTAACCCTAGCATGGTAGAGAATTTTTTAGCAAAATCTGATTGAATGTTTTTTGCACGATTGTCAATAATCATTCTATGTATAGCGTGGTTTGCATCTGCTATATTTGCAAGTTTTTTACCTGTGTGCATTAACCATGCTTCGCTACCTGGGCCTCGAGTACCAGGTGCTTCTCGCCTTAACGAGCGTTGTCCTGTTTCTTGATTTATTTCTAATGCTAACCTAGGTGCATATGTAGACCCTACGCCTTCAATCATTAAACCATCATCGCCAAAAACACGAGCAAGGTCTCTTGTAAAAGGTCCAGTCATTCTTTGCATAGCTGCTTCGTTTTCAGTTTTTTGCAATATTGTTCGCATTTCGCCTACAACTTCATGCAGTGTTAATTCATCGTTTTTATATTTTCTAACACCATTGCCTATATCTATAAAGAATGCATCACTGTCACTACTCGTAACTCCTAGAACTTTAGGTTGCAACAGGTTATCAGTAACTCTTGCAGCCAACGCTTTAAGAGGAGCATCCCAAGGGGAATTTTCATGGTCAAAATCTTCAATAACATCTCCCAATCCTGGGCCTTTTGTGTTTAAATCTGCAGCATTAACATAATATCTTCGTTTAGCCTCTATTTCTATTGGCTGCCCATTTCTTAATATAAGCTCACCTGTTTTTTCATCTACTTGGTATTCAGGTTTAGTTGTAATTTTAACACCTAATCTTTTTAATTCGTTAAATGGGATTTCGCCACTACCTTTAGGATTGATTTCTACTAATTTGTGAAAGGTTATTGATCCTGGAACTACAAGTCCCCTTGCGTCTAAACCATCATCGATTACATGAATATTGTTTAATGCTTGTGGACCATATCTTTCTACTTGTTCTATAGTTGGAACTTCCCCCACAACAGTCTTTCCAAACATTTCTTCATTACCTGCAAGAGATAACAAATATCTAAACTTTTCTCTGTCTGCTTCAGCGATTTGTAGCCCTTGGTCTGTTGTTTTTACTTTTAAATCTTTTAATTGTTTTATTGCTTGCATAGAAGCCACTCCTGTGCCTTCTTTACCAAACACTGTAGGAAACCACGCTCTGAATGTGTCAAAGAAACTTACTCTTGGTAATTCCAAGTCTATAGGTGCAAATCTAGATCGGTCTGTTGTTTCTTCTGTAACACTAAAGTCTTTGGGTTGCTCAGTTGTGTACCAATGTTTACCCCACGCTTTATCGTTTGCTTCGTTAAGTTTTACCCCTGCGTCTCCTTCTAACATATTTTGCTCTTGCAACTTGTTTAATGCTTTTCTGTTAACAATTTCTAGAGCGTATTGCCCACCTTTAACTGAGGCTAAAACTCCTTTAGCTCCATATTGTAAAGGCTTACCAATTGTATATTTAAAAACAGTACCAATAGCATCATCTACACGCTTTGGTATTAATAAAGATTGCCTTGCTGATTCTCGTGCTGCGTTTGTTGCTCCTCGTTTAGCTTTACCTGCTAATGTCTGAGGTGCTTTTTCTACAGCTTCTCTTGCACCCTTTTTACCTAGGCTTTTAGCAACTGCTGCCATTCCACCTGTTAAAGCAATTTCTCCTGCTAACACAGCTCCTTCAACAGGTAATCCAACTAACCCTCGCTTTGTTACATCCATACCTGCTATAGGTATAGTTTCTGCAAGCCAAGGATTAATTTCGTTTTGCACGTTTTGCATAATGTCATATTTTTCTGCCATAGATGGGTCTTTACCATATGTTTGCCTATGAGCTTCATATGCATTTTCAAGCAAACCGCCTATTTTAGTTTCACTAGATGGGTCGATATAATCTGCTAAATCATTAGGAAACCTTCCACCTGTTAACAAAGATGCTGCTAAGTTTGCAGGGTTAATTGGGCTACCAACAACATCGCTTAATGCTTCTCTTCCTATGTGCCCTAAACCACCAAGGAATCCTTGTTCATTAAACGCTTCTTTTGTTTCCATATAACGCTGAATACCTTCATCCCTGATGTATCCAGGATAATCAAAAAAGGTTTGCACTGGTGTGCTACCCCATACTCGTTGAAAAACATTTTTATCATCTTGTACCATTAGTAAAAGATAAACCTCGTTCTTGGATTAGTCATAGTTTGTGTTACACCACGATCGTATTGTGGTAACTGGCTATATCGTTTTGTAAAAGGATCGGTAGAAAGAAAATCTTCAAATGTTGCAGGTGCTTGACCTTCTCGCAAAGATCGACCGATTTCTCCTAAATATTGATTGTACACATCGCCATATGCTTGTTGTGCGAACCTACTTCTTCTTCCACGATCACCAAACGTGCGTTGTGCGTAATCCATATACGCAGCTTGTGGCATTTGAGACAAAGCCATTCTGCCTATATCTGGCGATAATGAACCCCATTGCGAAAATGAATTATTGTTGTTTACTGCCATACTTACACTCCGTTAGTTGTTTGTCCGTTTGGTTTTCTTCCAGTCTGTTGCAAAAAATAATTTAAAAAGTTTCGAGACTCCCCACCTGTAGGGAATTTAGAAGCATACACATTTGCCATTTCGTCAATTGATGAGCCTAGCGTTTGACCTATAAGTCCACCATACACCCCACCACCTTGTCTTTGTGTGGCTAAAAACCTTGCTAAGTTTTGTCTGTCTTCTGGGTTTTTATATCTTTCTCTTATCGTTTCTATTCTTTGTTGTTGGAAGTCAGTATTCCCTGGTGCGTACTTATAATCAAAATACTCATCGCCACTCATAGAAGCAATCTTTGCTGCTTCTTCAGCTAACCCTCGTATCTGTTGATTGTCTATTCCACCTCGTTGATATTGTGCAGCAAAATCGCCAAAGCTTTGAAACTCTGGAGCTCCACCATATCGTGGATCAGTACCTCTACCTGTTAAATAATATTGTTGCATTAAAGGGTTTTGTAATCCGTAAAAAGCTCTTCTCATTGGCGAGCCAGGTGCAGTTGCTCTTTGTGCATATTGTAAAAATTGCTGTTCTGGTGTAAAAAACTCTGAAGGGTCAACACCTGCTTCAGTAGAAAATGCTCCAAAAGGAGCTGTCATTGTTCCACCTGTACTAGGCTGCCCTTGCATTGAACCTTCAGATATAATTTCTTGTGTTTTTGGGTCGACCAGAACAGTTCTTTGATTACCCTGCTCATCTGTAATGACTTTAGATTCTGGAAGGTTTTCATAAGAAACCGCAGCGTCTATTTTGTCTGTTGTTGGATCAATGCCTCCAGTAACTCCTTGATCTCCGAACTCTCTAAAATCTATAGCTGTAGCCCCTGGTTGATCTGTTGTCCCCCCATACACCTGAATGTCTTCAGGCGATATTCCTTCATCAGGAACACTTTCCATGTAAATTTCATCTCCTAATAATTTTTCAGACAAAGGCAATCCTTCAATTCTTTCTTGTCTTGCTTTTGCCATTTCTGCAATTGTACCACCTGCTCCTGATGCTAATTGTCCGTTGGCAATATATTCTGGGTCGGCTTCAAGAAACTGGTCTCGTTCGGCTAATAAATCGCTTTTTATATCACCAACTTCATTGCTTTGTTTTATTAAAGTATTATATTGGTCTTGCGTAAATCCTCCCATTAAACCATCTTCGTCTGGAATAAACCCTGATCCGTATCCTTGAAAGAAATTAGGGTCTCCAAGCTCTATGCCAAATTCGTCTGTTGGCAATCCAACTTTCATACCTGCCATAAACTTTCTAATCATTTCAGGATCGGACGCAAACTCTTCGGCAAAATCTTTAGGAGTTTCACCTGGGCCAAATCCAAATTTAAATGCACCTTTCCGACCCTTAGGAAAGGTAAATTGAAAGTCTGGAACAGCAAGACTGCCACCTACTGGGGTATCTATTGTTTTCTTTTTAAATATATCGTCTACAGTAACTGCTGCCGCTTCTAATTCTTTTTGGTATTCTATTAAACCTTGCTCATGTTCGTCTATTTTTTCTAGACTTTCGGCTTCGGTATAATACGCAGGCGGTGTCCAATCAGCGTCAGTTTTAAACCCATCCATTGGGTCCCAAGCGTTAAAGAAACTTTGTTGAGCTATTCTTAATGGCTGTTCTACATCTTGTCCATAAGAGTTAGAAGCTCCCAACTCTGTTAAAAATAGATCAACATCCTCTGGTTTCATTTCTGGTGTATAATTTTCTATCGTTGTAATAAACCGCTCAAAACCTTGTGGGTTGCTTTTATATATTTTGTATAAATCACTGGTTGGTTTAGTATCTCGAATTGCACCTAAAGCCGCATTCATTTGGGTTGTTGTTGTTCCACTAACCGTGCCTGTGGTTGCTTCTTGTGTAGCAGCTTGATCTGCAAGAGCTGCTGCTGCTTTTTCATTTGCTATAGCAATAATACTATTGTCAACAATACTTGACTCTAAACTATCACCTTCAGTTATTAAAGAACCATCAAATACCATATCTGTTAAGTTTTCAAATTGTGAAGACTTAATAACATCATTTGTAGTTAAATCGGATTGAGTTAATTTTGTTTCTATTTGGTTATAACTATCTCCAAACCCGCGGTCAAAGTACAAAACGTCAGCACCTTCAAGATCATCTGTGTTTGAATTCATATCAAATCCTGCAGCTATGCCTGGATATTCTTCAACAACTTGCAATATTTGATCTACAGTTAAACCCATTCCCCAATCGGTATCTATTCTTGACACACCAATTAATGTAACTGGGTCTATCGAGCCAGCCATTTGAATCTGGTAAGCTGCTTTTTCTGCCATAAATTCATCCAAAGATGCATCTATGTCAAGCTCCATATAGAACTCCCCATCTCCTTCATCAAATTCTCCAAAATCATATTGTAGTGTTTGGTTTGTAACGTTTGAAAAAGCAGTGGGAATATCTGAAATATTTCCCATAGAACTTCCAGCACCGCCACGCCTTGTTCTTCTATTATTTATTGGATTGTCGTCAGAAGGTAATCCTCCTGGCAAATTAAAACCTACTCCGCCTAATGGCCCGTACATTGTCATTTACATTCCTCCTTGTGCCCCAGGTCTTGGAGTTCCTGGAGGAACATTTGGACCTGCTTGTGGTGTTGGTGCTGGAGGTGGAACCCCCATCATAGCGTTAGGCATAACTCTTGGGTCTGCGGTTGGTGGGCCACCTTCGCCTTGTTGAGGTGGTGGTCCTTGTGGTGCAGCCATTTGTTGCTCTTGCATCATTTGTTGCTGAGCGGCTTGTTGTTGCATCATTTGAGCAGCCTGCCTTTTCTGCATTAATACGTTCGATAATTCTCCCACATAAAAATTAACTAAGTCTTCTCTGCCTTGTCGCTCTGCCGCACGGAGTAATGTCCATAGTGCTGCTTCAGGCAACATCGTCTCGGCCATCTGTTCCTTAATGGAGTCGTCCATTTGGTCTGCATCCTGTATGGCTAAGATTCTATCTCTAATCGCTCGATCTGACAAGAGTGGCGTTGGCCCTTCCCTTGCAATCTGTGCCATTGAGTATCTGGTCATGTCGTCTTGTGGGAGTTGTCCGACAAGATTTACGATTGGAGAACCAGTGCCTTTTAGCATTTCTGGTTCTATGGTTTCTGTAAAATATGTTCTGTTTCTGTCCATACCTGATAGTTCTAATGATTCAAATGCACCATTTGCATACTGGTCAGATATTAGATTAAATATCATTTCGTATGCTTTTTCTACACCCTTTAAATATTTACTAACTACCGTCTCAACACCTTGCCTTAACGTATTAATAGCAAATCCTGATAGCTGAAATTGTACATCTCCGTATACTGAGTAAGGTATTCCACCACGTTGCATTTCCCCAGAAACCAAAGACATAAAGGCTCCAGTTTCTTTTGCAACTTCTAGTAATCCTAATGGTTCAACATTCTCATTTTGAGATAATGCAATCTCTGAACCTTCCAAGTATGGGTCTTCATCAAGGGTTTTAGAACCATCACGAGACCTGACGATTAATCCTTGTCGTCTTGATCTGGCTGTTAATTCTAACATTGTTGACATCATAAGATTATGCTTGTCGTATAAATCTCTAGTCGCAGTAAAAATACCTTCCCCTACATCAGCTATAGTATCATCCATATTGGTGTGAGTCATAGCCACGATGTAAGGGTTGGAACCTATCGGACCTAAGAAAACAGGAACCTGGTCAGCTCCATGTTTTGTTTGTTTCTTTACTACTCTGATGTTTGCACTTTCTGCATCTCCAGAGTGAATAATAATAGTGTTCATTTCTTTGTCGTAAAAATCATAAACATCAATACCTTCTGCACTATAGTTCCCAGCAAAGTCTATTTCTATACCATATTGTGCAAGTATTTGGTCTCTGGTTTTTGGTACTTTATGGCAAGCCCATTCAAGTCCATCGGCTCCAACACTCCAGTATGTGTGCATTGGATCCCATGGAGTTATATCTACATGAGTGCTTCCATCTTTATTTTTTGCAAGAATTGCTCTGCCAGCATACCAGCCACGCAGTGAAGCGTACCAAGCTAGTTGGTCTCGGATAGATGGCATCATCATTCGGCATAATCTTTCATCGGCTGATTTTAAAACGCCAATCATAAACCGTTCTTTCATGTCATTTTTTTCACGTAAGTCTGGGTCAGCCTGGTCATGTGGTATACGTACAGTCATTTCTGCACCAGTAATCCAACCAATAATTTTTTGTGCATAGTTATGTGGTTCATTAGATGTATATGACTGGTATCCTTCACCAGCATCATATGGGTCTAATCTGTATAAAGAATGGTCATCTTGCATTCTTTGTCTTAGTGGTTCTGTTGCTGTATAGTGACTATCCACTAATCTCACTATATCTTCTGGTTTTCTTCGTACCATTTATGCCCACCTTTTTACACGAATTGTGCCTTGGTTCTGAACAAATCCATATCCAAATCTATCGACAAGTCCATAAATTAATGCCTTAACACTATGATTATACTTGTCTTCTGGCACTTCGCCAACTATGTTGCCTTCTCTGTCGGTCTTCCACCTGTACGCTTTAGTCTGTCCGTCAAATGGATTAGGCGAAGCTCCAAACTCTGACAATATTCCTTGGCATTTTGGATGTATAACTACTCTTGCTTCATGGGTAGCAGGGTCAATCTTAAGCCAGGACTTCAATCGTTCAGTGCCTTCGTTAATTTTTATCTTCTGACTGGATAAATATAGTCCAGCTTTGTCTAACCACAGCTCTGCAGGTGCTGCCATAGCCTGATGTTGGTTACCTGCAACGTCAATCACGCCGAATTGTACATCACCCCACCATGGTTTTGAAGTAGCAATATCAATGATTTCGTCAGTAATTAACGCTTGTTCGTAGATTTCGTCAATAATTTGTATCTGTTCGTTCACAATCTGCACTGCAATTAATGCGTATGCTCCTGCGTAACCAGGATCCATCCATATATGTACTGGTTCTCCCTTCTGATACTCGACATCTTTGACATGAATATCAGGTCGGAACTCTGGAAATACCAATCCTCTTGGAGGACTTGGCTTACCAGCGATACGTTCCATAAAGAAATCATCACTGGATAATGCTTCCAGTCGTTTTATTTCTGGGTCATCTCTACCTTCTGGGTACAAATTAATATTAGTCCAGCTGGGTAGGGAGTATGCTCTGGCTTCTTTATCCGAACCACCAGCCCATGTGGTAAACATTTGTGGATACCAACCAAGAGAGCCTTCAAATGTACCTGAAAGGAATAACCATCCCTTCTTCGGTGCACATCTTCCCATTAATCTGTGGAAAGTATCTAAATCTAGCTGTGATGCTTCGCACCCTAAAATACCATTCGGTGCTTTCATTGCTAGGGTTCTATGGTCTTTGGCCGACTTGGTCTCTATCCTTGTACCATCTTTCATTATCATATGCCCTGGGTCTACCCTTTTAGAACATTCGGCTAATAATCCGAGTTCCGTAAAGTTATCCCTTAAATATTCGAATTCTGCCCTAGTACGCTCATAATCTGCTGCAACCAGCCAATAAAGAGCTGGCCCATACTGGTCTTCGTCATGTAAAAAATATTGGTAGAGCAGGTACTTACTAGCTATCATGCTTTTACCTGCCTGCTCACCACCAGCTACTAAGTTAAATCTGTAAGGTGAATCAATAATAACCTGCTGTTCCCTCGTTGGTTTAAAACCAATGTGGTTGAAAACAATATCCCTAATGTTGGGTTGTTTTGTTTCTGTGGTCATTACTGCTTTTTGTTTAATATATCATCAAGAGTATCTTCTATTTTCTCTGGCAAAGGATTTTCAACCTTGTTCTTTACATCTGCTCTTGCAGCCTTACGCCATTCAGTAATTAATTCTTTCGCTGTATCTTCACCAACAACAGTTGTTGGTTTAAATACATGGCTCATGTATGCATTTAATATCGCTATCAACAATACATCACTACCCTTGCCTTTGTCAGGATTCTTTATCCTGTCAATGGCTTCCTCTAACATTCCTTCACCAAAAGCTATTCTAGCTCGTTCTAAATCTTCTTTAAAATCAGGGTCATCTTTCATCCATAACCTGTATGTCCTTGCAGATATTCCAGCAGCCTTGATCGCTTTCATGTTTCCACCGAACTCTTCAACAGCTTTAATTAGCTTTGCCTTGTTCGCAGCTTTTAACTCTTTTCCTGCCTCGCCTCTTCTGCCATGACCTTCAGCCATAAATGATGTCTCCCTTTAACAAAAAACTAAAATTGTTTCTAAAATACACTATTTTTAAAAAAAAAGCAAAACTTACTACGTAACTTACATCAGTTACATACCTATAACCAAAAAACTTTTCTTTCTTTTATATATTTTCTTTCTTTTAATTATATATATATTATAATTATATATATTAATATAACTTACAATTACTTATTTCTCTAAAAGAAATGTAATTGTAAGTTAATATATATTAATTAAAACTACGTACGTGTTAATTACATACGTATTGTTCAAATTACACGTAAGTTACACTAGGTTACATTGTAACTTATACCCAAAGTTACATAAAAGTTACACGTAACTTACATTGTAACCCCTAATGTAACTCTGTATTTTTTGCCAGGGCGAAAGCCCTTTTAGCGAAAATTAAATTGTCATGCGTATCTGCTTGATACCCCAGAAACTTCGTAAGCCCTACCCCCTTAATCCTCCCTTGTTAACGCTAAAGCATTAACAACTCTTGAAGGAAATTTTTTTTTTTGGACAAGAGGATTTAGGAATTTATTCTTAAGATTCCCTAAAAATTATAGATTATTTACTAGTCAATATTACTGTTTATTCTGGTAAGATTTTATACTATAAACGCTCATTTACTACAGCGTTTTTTATTAGTCGGCAATGGTTTAGCACTAAAAAGAAACTTCTAATAGTTTGCCGTTGATATTTGATAGCGTTAATAGCATAAATGCTTTTTTATAATGGGGTTAATAGTCATTAGTATATTCTATACCCAATTATAAGAGTTAAGCTTTTAATAAAGACAATTGCCCCAATTATTGACGGGTTCCCAAAATTGACAATAGCCTTAATAGTGCCTTTGTTTTCTGAGTGTTATAGTACTCATGACCCAATAAAAACGCTGTGTTGTTGATTCTCGAGCGTCGAAATTTCTCAAAAACTGTTAATATTGGCTATTTAGGTATAAATCCAAAATTCGCCTGGTCGAGTCGGCGGCGCTCTGCTGCGTTGAGCGGCTTTGCATGGCGGCTTAAAAAAAGCAGATCTAAAGTTCAAAACCTGGACTATTTACATATTTAGGATTAAATACTATAATAGATACATTATATATATATCATGTAAGGGGTAATAACATGAGTATCGGGGAATATGAAATAAAAGATTTTATAGAAGAGCATTTGTTTAATTGGGACGAAGCCGACACAATGACTGTTAAGGCATTCGATAGATTGATTATTGAGAATGAATCTGTTAAAGAGGATATCTTTAGGATTTGGACTTTAGAATCTAATCATGACTATGATGATGATGATTTAATTGATGGCACTAGTACACTTGAAGGGTTGATATCAGATTTTATACAAAATCAAGTATTAGGTTATGATGGTTATTCAGAAGACTTCGAAACTTGTGTTAGTAATGAGTTAAACGAAATGCTAGACATATCAACTACTTTGAATACTAACCATTCGTACATATTAGGCGAATTATTGAGCTTGTTTCAATCTTCAATTGAAGAGGATAAAGCTTTTCTAGTTGGCGAATTCTGCGACGAAAGTTATTTAACCGACTACCTAAAAAGCATAATAGAAAACAACACTCTAGACTTTAACACCCATGAACCTTGTGAAAGATGTCAAAGACTATCAATTAAATCATGTAAGTGTGGTAGATAAAATGATAATTAACCCAAAAGATTTTAAAATTGAAAAAGTTACTTTAATTGTGGCGTATCCTAATTATGGCGATGATAGTAAATTTAACTATATTAGTGCTATTGATTATATCAATTTTAATAGTGAATCCACCTTACTAGAACATGATAGCATAGAGTTGAAATTATATGACACTCGATGTTATGCCGATATGACCGAAGACAAGTTTAATAGCAAGGTTGAGAAACTAGCCGACAGAGTAAACAAGGCAATTGCTGAAGTAGAAAAAGACAAGTAAAGTATTAAGCAAGGTTTAACCCTTGCTTCTAAGGTTGATAGTAATTATCAGTCTTAGGAATTAGGGTTAAATATATAAAGGGAAGGGGTTCATATGATAGGGATAAGAATTTCTTATGGTGTATGGTTGATGGTCGATACAACCAATAATACAAGATATATAGAAGTAAGATACAAGGGGTAAAAATGGGTAACAGAGCCGTTATAGAATTTGAAAATACTAACATGGGTATTTATTTACATTGGAATGGTGGTAGGGATAGCATCGAGCCATTATTACACGTTGCTAAGGAATATGGCATTGTAGGCAATGGCGATTATTCTCAAGCAAGGTTAACACAAATAATTTGCAATACTTTTGACGGCAAACTAGGCGTTGGTATTGATACCTTAGATAACCTAGATTGTGATAACTTTGATAATGGGGTTTATGTTATTGATTCTAGATTAAACATAGTTGGTAGAAAATTTACAAGATATCCAGAACAAAACGAACATGATTTTCATGGCATGGTGGAGTTCATAAAGGAAAGAAACGATAGATTTTTTATCACTAGTGATAGTAGGGTATAACCCTATTGTCATTGATGCAATTGATAGGGGGGGTACTCCACCCCCCTATTAATAAAAACTTTCGGAGTACAAACAAAAAGAGGGGTACAGTATGAAAAATAGTGCAGAGTATGCAAAATGCGATTCTCACAATGCTGTAGAATTTAGCAAGGGAACCAACAACGCAAAGCTATCCAAAATAGTAGAATATGACAACGTTTATTATTTTGATTTGCCGTCAGGGCATTCCTGTCCATTCGCTAACACTTGCAAAGCTAAAGCCGATAGATATACGGGCAAAATGACCTATGGAAAGAATGCTACAATTATATGTTATGCAAGTTCAGGCGAGTCATACAAAAAAGCTTTAAGGGATAAGTTATGGCGTAATTATGACAAGTTAATGTATCTAAAAACTACTGAAGCAATGTTTTTAGAATTGGATAAAGGCTTTAGAAATTCGGTATCTATAAATGTTGATTGTGTCAGAATTCATACCGGAGGCGATTTTTTCAACGAGCGTTATTTTTTAGCATGGGTTGAAATGGCAAAAAAATATTCTGATGTTTTCTTTTATGCTTATACAAAATCAATTCCTTATTGGGTTAATAATATTGATAAGGTTCCTGATAATATGCGATTGACGGCTAGTTATGGTGGCACTATGGACAAATTGATCAAGCAATATGATTTAAATAACGTTACAGTTTACAAAACTATTCAAGACATTGACAACGAATATTTACCAATAGATTATACCGAAACTAACCCAATAAATGGGGTAAAAGAATTTGGATTAATAGTACATGGTAGACAATTCAAAAAAGAAAAAATAGGGGTATAAAATGAAAAAGAATTATTGTGACGAATGTTTAGAAGTTGCGTATGATAATGTTGGTGGCGACTATATGTTGCAAGTGCAAATACTAAGCAATATGGGCGACATGATTGAAGACCATATATGTGAATCTAAAGATAACTTAGAAACTAGCTGTAATTGTCTTTGCAATACAGGAAATATTTAAAAATTTAAAGATTGTATCGGTTCCTAATTTAGGAACCGAGCAATCAAGAAGGGAGTATTATTGAAAATATAAAAGCAGAGTATGTGCAATGCGATTTTAATGCAGAGTATGCAATATGCAAATTTAAAAAAAAGAAAGAGGAGAAATAAAAATGGGTAAAATTACACGACAATTATTAAAAGATATACGCAAGGATATTGATGAAGCTTTAGTAGACACTGCGAAAAAATATGGGATTGATATCAATTGTGGCTCAGGTAGTTATGGAGAATTGGAAGGTAGTATGAAGTTGATATTCTCTACTACCAATGAGGAAGGCGAATCTCAAGAAGCTGTAGACTTTAGGAATTATGCACACTTTGATGATTTAAATCCTGATTGGTTATATCAAACATTTTCTCATGGCAATGATACTTATAAAATCATAGGATACAAACGCAAGGCACGAAAAAATAATATTCTTTTGGAAAGATTAAGTGATAATTCTATTAGGATAACTGAAGCAAAACTGGTTGCTTATGCAATGAACCGACAATAAGGTACTGAAGAGCGTCAGCATATGCCTACTGACACGAAACATTGTAGACTAGCATAGGTTGCTAGTCTTGAAACAAATGTCTACCAATTTAGGTAATTAAAAGAGAATAGGAGTAGTTTATGGAAAGTACAAACACTTTAATTCCTTGCAAGTTTGCAATAGAGGATGACCAGATATTCGAGGGGTTTTATAATCCTGATGACAAATATTGGAATGGTTGGCTTAATCCTATCGTAACAGAGGATGTATTGTTACAAGTATTAGAATACTACACAAGCACACATACTGATTGCGATGGTTATGATCAAAGTGATTTTGACCCTAAAGACTTTATCGATGGTATATATAAATGTGCTTGGCATGAATATTTATTATCATATCAAGAAACTAAAAAACAAGATTTATATAATTTGGGTCATATGTGGATATGGTCGGAGGTAGAATAAAATGGAAAGTACATTTGAGAAAATATCTGAGTCTATACCAAAAAATAAACCGATATTGGTTTCTGGAGAGATTACTCTAGATAGAAGTACAATAACTCTAGACAATATAGAGATGGTTTATCTGGGTACTAATGTTTTAGATTATAGTCCAGATACTATGGTGTTTAAGTTAACAGATTCTAGCATTAAAGAAATAAAATCTAATTGGGATAAATTCTTTGTAGAGTTTCTTGACGAATTAGGTTGGATTATTTGTTGGTATAATGAAGACTACGAAGAACCTGAGTATAGCACTTTATCATGGTTAGAACTCGGTAGTAAGGTTATTTATGAAGTACATGGTATTGATAATAATATGCAAGGCATTATTAAAAGAGGATTAGACAATCATTATTCTAATCCATCAGAGCATGAACTTGTCTGGATTGTTGAAGCTACAGGGAATACCAGAAAAGATTTAGAAAATAATGATTATGATATTACAGTTAATATTGAGGATGTACATCAATACAGGAAGGTAGAAAATAATGGTTAAGGATGATACAAAAATATTAAATAATCTTAGGAAACATTTAAAGCAACAAGAAAAAATAGATTGGTATCTAGAACATAAAGATATGGAAATGTTTATAGGAGAACTAATACATTTTATAGACTCAGAGCGAGGGTTAGTTAAAGCAATAGACTACAGCAAACTAAACTATGATTATGAGCCAGAACCTTTTAATCCATCAAAGAAGGGAGAATAAAATGCCAATGGAAACAAACCAACAATACCAAGAGAGAAAATCATTGATTCAAAAAATATTAAAGGTTCATAGAGAAAAATTCTCTGGTCAAACAACAGAGGAACTCTTAGATGATTATTATTATCTTTATGAACATGGTGTAAAGGGATTAATTGAAATGACTATAACAGAATTAGAAGATCTATTAAAAGAGTTAAATACAGAGGAGTAGGTAATATGTCAAAAGATATAAAAGATAATGCAAAAAAACTGTTTGAAGATGTTGTTGATTTGTTAGGTGGCGAGTGTGTCTGTGGTGGCGATGGATTAGAATGCAATGCAGATTGCTGTTATCCTGGCGAAAATCAAAATTGCCAAAAGGAAATTCTTACTAACTTAAAAGAAGTCTTAGATGAGTATATACAATTATCAGGCAAAATGAATCCATCAATTATGGACAATATTAATAATTAAAAAGAGAGGAGTAGGTATGAATCTTCAATGCAAGTGTGGAGCCGACATTAATCCAGAAGATAATAAATGTTTTGAATGTGGCTATCCAGTAGGAAGGAAATAACATGACAGAAAAAGAGCGTAAGGCAAAAAACAATAAGTTGCCAAGTAATGATTATGTCGTTTATCGTTATGATAAAAAGACTAAGGTCACAGAGATAGAGTTCAAAAAGGCTAAACCAGTTGAAGGATATATAAATGAAAGCATTTAGTATGTTTAGTGGTATAGGTGGTTTTGAATTAGGTGCAAAAATGGCATCTGAAGATATAGAGTTTATAGGTTATAGTGAAATAGATAAGTATGCCATACAGGTATACGAAAAACATTTTCCAGGAGCAACAAATTATGGAAACGCAACTACAATTGATGGAGAACAACTCCCAGACTTTGACCTCTTGGTTGGAGGATTTCCTTGCCAAGCATTCAGCGTGGCAGGGAAGCAGAAAGGATTCAACGAAACAAGAGGAACACTCTTTTTTGATATCGCAAGGATTCTCTCAGTCAAACGACCCAGATATCTGGTACTTGAAAACGTTAAAGGTTTACTATCTCACGACAAGGGAGAAACTTTCCAGACAATTCTTAGGGTTCTCTCCGATTTGGGGTATGGAGTTGAATGGCAGATACTTAACAGCAAAGATTACTCAGTCCCACAAAACAGAGAGAGGATCTTTATTATCGGATATCTTGGAAACAGAAGTCCCAGAAAAGTATTTCCTATCACAGGAAATGGCAGAGAAGCTTCTGTCATCACAGGGGAAGATATCTCGTACGCATTAGATTCTAGTTATTATAAAGGTGCTGTGCCATTACATAAAGCTAGAAGGCAATTAGTCGCAACACCTGTGCTTACTCCAGAGAGAGAAAAGAAACGTCAAAATGGTAGAAGGTTTAAAGAACCTGATGACCCTAGCTTTACCTTAACTGGGCAAGATATTCATGGTGTTATGTTGAATGAAATTACCAAAGCTAAATCACAAGCTAACAGAATATATGATAGCGATGGCTTGGCTACCACATTAAGATCTGAAGGTGGTGGACTCGGTGCTAAGACTGGGTTGTATAAAGTAAAAAACCCACTTAAAGGTAAAACAGAACATGGTTGGCATTTTGAACAAAATGTGTATGAAACAGATGGTATATCAAGGTCATTAAAATCTACTGAAGGTAGTGGGAACAAGCCAAAGATAATAGTTAAAGATGGCACTAAAAAAGGTGAAGCTACTGTTGAAACTGGTGATACTGTTAACCTAAGTTATCCCAATTCAAAGACTAGAAGAGGGAGAGTAGGTAAAAAGATTGCCCAAACTTTAGAAACTAGTATGGAGCAATACACAATTGTGGATAAGCCCAGAATCCTGGATGCTTCACATAGGAATGAAGGCATACGAGAGTATAAAGACTATAGCCCTACTCTTAACAGTCGTGATTACAAAGAGCCAAGATATGTAGATGAAGGTAATGGTTTAAGAATCAGAAGACTCACACCTACTGAATGCGAGAGATTGCAAGGATTCCCTGATGGTTGGACTGAAGGGTTATCAGACACTCAACGATATAAAACTTTAGGAAACGCTGTAACGACTACAGTAGTTAAAGCAATAATGGAGAGATTATTATGGAAGATAAATTAGATTTTTTAGTGGAAAGAGTTAAGGTTTTAGAAACGCACATAGCAGTATTGCATACTATGATGCAATACCTGGTGGACAAGAGCAAGTATAAGATAGACCCAAGAACTGAAGTAGACCCAATGGGTACGTTAATTAAATGCAAAGCCTGTGGCAATGAACAGGTAGTGTTCCATTTCAAAAGACAGACTGAGTTTTGTAAAGGGTGTGGAATACATAGAGAAATGAATCAAGAATGGGAATTGGTATAACAGTGGGTTGGTTTTAATATATAAACAATTTTGAAAAAAGAGTGCTACGTATTCAACCCACTGTTAGCCTTGACGTTTTTAGTGTAAAAAGTATATTATTATTTAAGGAAGGAGGATCGCAAATGTCTTTAAAGATACCATGCAAACATGGACAAGAGCATCAGATATATAACCCACTCGAAGCTTCTATTTATATGGGAATTAGCCAAGAGATGTTGAATAAACATAGACGAGAAGGTTACATCAGAAGTTTCAGTATTGGAAGAGGTTATTTATATACTAAAGAAGATCTTGATGATGCTTTAATGCTGTTGAGTAAAAGGAATACAGATTTGTATGACCCAAACGAAGACAGAAGTAGTATAAATGTTAAATATATATAAAGAGAAGGAGAATTATTATGGCATCACAAAAACAAGAGATGATTGATGGAGTTGTTACTAAGTATTGGGAACCTAGCACAAGTAAACCAGGTAGCTTTGTTGTTACAAGAAACGACAATGGAGAAGAGATTAGGTTTACCATCTGGCTTAACAGGGAAACAGGAGAAAAACCTACGTACCTATGGGAGATAGAGAATCAACTTGGAGATGTAAGACTTATTGAAGGGTTATCTGTGGTTGGTACTGTAAAATTTGCACAAGAATACAATGGTGTTAAGCAGTACAATCTTAACAACATTAAACTTATAAACGCACCAACAAGAGTAAACAATACCAGCACAAGCAAACCTCTTAGTAGTAGTGAAGGTGCAGAGAAGGGCAATGCTATCAGCAATGCTACTCAGCTAATCATAGGGTATATGTCCACACATAAAGGGGAATCCCCTACTAAAGAATGGCTTGACCAACAAGCCGAGTTAATTATCTATGGTTCCGAGTCAATCAGAGGTTTAAGAAAAGAGATAGAGGAATTTGAAAACATACAAACAGAAGAGATAGTGCCTAGTGAAGACAGCGATATGCCTGACGAAACTGATGCTATCGAAATATAAAGAGAGGTTTTATATGAGTAATGGAATAACAGACGCAGTACAAAGTATTCAATGTGATGCTGAAGATTTACTACAACTAATCACTTTGAATATTGGGGATAGCCTAGATTTATCTGAAGCAATAGACTGTAGTCAGTGTGGAGAAAATCACAGTTCCAAGCAAATGCTTGTTGAGGTTTTGGAAAATATTAAAGAGGAAGCACAAGGGTTAGAAAACTCAGAATATAAAGAGAGGGTTAAGTAATGGAAGATATACAAGATTTGGAAAAGCGTATCTCTCATTTGGAAAACTTTTTAAAAAAAAGATTTTGGTATCGTAAGTTTAAAACCATTGAAGAATTGGGTGAAGCACATCAGTTACAGATAGAATCTACCCCATCGGTTGAAGACTTAAATCTTTCTGCTCGAACACTAAATTGTTTAAAAAAAGCAAGACTTAATTATGTTGGTCAAGTATTAGAAACAGATAAATCTCAACTAATAAACATGAGGAATTTTGGACAAAAATCTATGGATGAATTGGTTGACAAGTTAAAAGAGAAAGGAATTAAGGCGAAGTGGTAATGGAAGACATACAAGAACATATTATAAAAGATGGCAAAGGTAAAACTAAACCTGTGTTTATCAGCAGAAATGGTAAGCACCAGTACAAGATTAAGTATTCTAAAGATGGAGATTGGGTTAAGCCTTACTATGGTAATGCTGTACCTAGTGCAACATCAATCATTAAGCACCTTGAAGGCGACACCTTTGGTATTGGCATGGCATGGGCTATGAAACTAGCTAAGGAAAGTGGCGATCCTTATCAAGCAAGGATAGAATCCAATAAAGCTATGGACTCAGGGAATGAACTGCATGACTGCATTGATAGATTTATTAAAAGCAATGGCTCAGACATAGCAGAAGATAACATAATGTTCAACACCTGGTACAGAGATGTAGGTAGCCTACCTGAAAATAAATTCTTAAAGGGAGAACTGTTTGTCTATGCACCATATGCAGAATTTGGCGGTACTATCGATGGTATCTCTATGAACCCTGACACAGGAGAGATAACTATCTGGGATTGGAAGACTAAGGAACGAGCTTCCTTTGAAAAGTATGGTAGCCCTATCAAAGACCATGTACAGTTAGCAGGATATTTCCTAGCACTGCGTGAGATGGGAAGTATCTATGCTCCAGTCAAAGCTAATCTAGTCTACCTCATGAGGGATGGTTCATCTTCTAAGATTGTACCTGTTGACCTAGAATTCAATGAAGGATTATTTGCACAGTCTTTTGATTTATATAAGACATTGCGAGTAGCTAAAAATCGTAACAGTAATCTAAATTCTTCATTGGTAGGTGCTTGATGCAGTGTGAACTAGATTATAGACACGCACCTATCTGGTGTCCTGCCTGTAGTGGAGAAGAACTGCAAAGGGATATGCTAAGAGAGAGGCGAAGATCAAACAGATTAAAGGAAGAAGAAATACGACTGACAAACTTGGGGGAACTAGAGAAACAAATCTACATTCCCCCTCAACCGAAACAGCTACCTTTTAAGCCTATAGAAAAACCAGTAGAAAAAACAAAAGGGAGTGGTGCAAATGTTAGACCCAAGCGAATTGATGAATGAAGAACAACAACCTAATAGAACAGCAAACTTTGAGTTACAAGGCATACGAGGTGCTGGTAATTACACGCTGAGATGGTTGGACTTAAACATAGAAGCTAAAGTTAGATACTTTAGGACTGGTTCTGATAAGTCAGTCAAGGCAGAGGTTAAGTTTACTTCTAATCGTGTTACTACTGAAGGACACTTACGAAGTGGGCAGATACCTCTGACCAGTCCTACCAGCAGAAGTACGTTTGCTAAACTACTTCATCAGTCTGACCCAAGCATAGAGGTTAATGAATGGTCTGATATTATGGAACAGCTTTGCGAATCTGTGCTATCAGACTTTCGTACAGGTTCCCCAGAGATGTTGTTGACTGGAGAAGTAGAGGATCTAGAAGAACAAGACTGGTTAATCTACCCTATCATTGAAAGAGATAACCCAACACTAATCTTTGGTGTTGGGAGTGCTGGTAAGTCTATCTTTGCACAGCTTTGTGCTGTCCTGGTAGACGCAGGACATAACTTTGGCGGACTAGGAGTAAAGAAAGGCAATGTTCTATACCTAGACTGGGAAACAACTCATAGAGATTTACTTGCAAGGATTACTTCTATCAGAAATGTATTAGGACTAGAAGGTAAGTCCCATATCTGGTACAAACGTATGTCTACAGGCATAGAAGATGGCATAGAAGAAATAAAAGAAGTAGTAACTACCCATGAGATAGATTTTATTGTCATTGACTCAATGGGTGCCGCACTAGGCAATGATGCCAGTGAGCAGAAGGTAGTGACTGGTGCTTTTTCAGCTATCAGATCGCTTAATGTAACAGCACTAGTCATAGACCACCCTAACAAGGCAGAAACTGGGCTGAAGGCATTGTTTGGTTCTACTTATAAGTCATTGCTATCTCGTCATGTATGGGAAGTATTAAAAGACCAACAGGTTGGGGATAACTTGACCAAGTTTGCATTGTTCCACAGGAAAGCTAACAACACAGGATTGTTTAAAGAGATGGGTTGGCAGTTTACATTTGAGAATAATCGACTTAGTGATATAGAACGCATAAGTTCTAGTGATATATCTAAGACAGCTATGAAGGAAGGGCAGACTCAGTTTGACCAGGTAAAAAACCTTCTTTCCTCTGGTCCGAAGACTGTGAGTGAAATTAATAGCTACATGGAAGGGAAAGATATGGCTCCTAGATTATCGGAATGGAAGTCAAAAGGATGGATATTAAACCTAGACAATAAATATTCTTTACCTTTCAGGGAAATAGAAGAAACGAGTGGTAAATCATGGAGCGTTTAGAAGATCTTAGAAAAGTTGAAACTCTTATTGGCTTGTATGAACATATACAACAACAGGGTTTTAATTTAAGAACTAATGGAGATATGCTAACTATCGACCCACCAAAAAATGTAACTAAAGAACAGTCGGAACAGATAACCACAATTGTTAAAGCTAACAAAGCTAACTTTATAAGCTTGATTGGCGACCCTGAAAGTATGAAAGCAAACTTAACAAGGATTCAAAAAAGAATGGTGCAAGGGCAAAGGTATGTTCTGTCTAACCTAGATTTATGGGATAGACTAGAGAAAATGTATCGTCAAATTGTACCAGAAGACAATAAATGTATTAATGATTCAGGTTGCGATGAAGAAGTTTTAGTTAACTGTAAAGCTTGTGAGGTAAAACATGAGTAAACTTTATTATGGGGACATGGCAACATTTAAAAAAAGAGAGCCTTATGAAAATCATTTTGGGCATCGTGGAATTATAATAGGCACACTTATCCACACTAAAGACAACACTACAAGCTATGAATTTGAGTGCGAGTGTGGGGACATATTGCATCCTAAGTCTTGGGATTTAAAAATAGTAAAAGAAAGATATATATCTTCAGAAGAAACCAGTATAGATCGCAACAGGATTCGTTTTCTTTCTGCACTAAGCATCAACACTTACAACGATACAGAGAAAACAATTTCTAAAGTGCTTAGTGTTCTCCCAAAACACTATAAGTCATTTATAATTGATAGGTATGGATTAAATCCTGACAGCCCAGTATGTAAAACACAGAAATTTATTGGAGATAAACTTGGTGTTACCAGGCAAAGATCCCAACAAATTGAAAAGTTATCTATGAAAAAATTAAAAGAATCAAACATAACAAAAGGATACCAGGATGAAGGAATCAGCAATACACAAACAGAACAGGAATAACAGGCAACGTGGTAAGCACTACGAACGTAGGATAGCAGAAGCTATAGGTGGTGTCAGGAACCTAGATAAAAGATACCAACATTTAGATATCTATAACGATACTACCTGCTATGAGGTTAAGAGTTCTCAATCCTCAGTACCACAATGGATACTATCAGCCACAAAGCAGAATGAACTAGCTAGCAAGGAGTCTGGCTACGAGCAAGGCGGAATCATTAAGGTCTGGACTCGTGGCACAGCTCGTGCATTTTTAATAAAGGAAATTAATATAAAGGAGACAGAATAATGCACGACTTAGTAAGTCTTGATGAAACCCTAGATCGATTAGAAGAATTCATAAGAGAGTTGTTGAAATATATGAAGCCAGAACATATCGAAGAAGAGGTTTCAAAGCTAATTCTCCGAGTGCTACAGGACTAACGACTCAATAAAAATCGTTTCTCGTTGATCCTCGTGCTATGTAAATCTATGTATTGCCAAAAAATAATGGTATTGGTATGATATCCCAAAAAACATAGGAGATTACTATGGCAACAAAAGACAGTAGACTTAAGAGAGCTGGAGTGTCTGGTTATAATAAGCCAAAGAAAACTCCTAGCCACGCTACCAAATCCCATGTTGTTGTGGCTAAGTCTGGAGATCAGGTAAAAACTATTCGCTTCGGACAGCAAGGTAAGACAGGGGATAAAACCAATACTCCAAGATCTAGAAGTTTCAAAGCACGACACGCCAAGAATATATCTAAAGGCAAGATGTCAGCAGCTTACTGGGCTAATAAGGTTAAATGGTAATGGCTAAACGAGGACTATACGCAAACATAAATGCAAGAAAACGTAAAGGTATTAGCAGACCTAAGAGCAAATCAACGATTAGTAAGAAGGCATATGCTAATATGAAAGCAGGCTTTCCTAAAAAAAGAAAGGCAAAAAATTAAATATTTCGAGTAATCATCATGCGGCTGTGGACTTCAAATTTCCGACCCAATAATTGTATAGATACAGTACGTTATATGTCTTCCTTTCCAAGGGCATATATAAAAATTCTCTTTAAAATTCTAGCTTAGATTTGATTATCAGACAAAACACACCAGTCTACGGACATGATTACTCGTTAAAAACCCTAAAGGCCTCACACTTGTTTACTTCTCTTTTCAGGTGTGGGGTCTTTAATTTATGGTATACTTTCCCTATGGCTAACATAGAACGTATATATATGGGCAATGAAAAAGAGCCTATACGTTCGAGAGAGGTAAAGATATACTCGACATATAAGCTCTTTCTTTTAAAGTTAAAGGAAGACAATCCTAACCTTGATCACACTATGCTTATGAGCATAGCTTCAAAGCTGACTGCCGCTACCTACAGCAACCCTAACTATTGAGTTGCTGGTTCTGATATTGAAACTTCTACGTTATCAGTAATGGAAAGATTAGCACCAGTCACAGTTGTCGCTATCGTGAAATCTTTAGTGGCAAATCCATCACCATTACCAATCTCATTTAATCTAACAGTTAACGTACCAATATCCATCTTGGATAATACACAGTCGCCACCTTTAGTATAAAGATTAGATAATTTCAAAGTTCCGATTTTTCCGTTAACGCCTGATGAAGGAGCCTGAACCCATATACGGTCATAGGTCCCGCCAGATGTTATCATAGCTTCTGCCTGATGATGACCACCACCTATAGCTCTCATTCTGGCTGTACCAGGAGACGGTGCTATGGATTGTCCGTCTGAAGCATTGCCTTCAACGATAATCGTATGTGCATTAATCTCAGATAAGGTTAATTTCTTACACCGATTCTTTTCAAAGATTAATTCACCAATCTCTAATCTTGTTGGAGTAAAGTTTTCTGCATTAGGATTCCCTGATATCTGAACAACATTAGCTTCACCTTGTGGAAGTGTTGAGTTTGTGTAGGCAGTACCCACTGTAACATTCTCTATAGTGATTTCACGCACAGGAGTAGTCCCTAAATCAATTCTAAGCGTGTTCTCCTTCTCGGAGTACGAGGTTGGTATATCAAGTGGTGTCTCGTTGCCGATAACACTAGCAGCATACACACCACTGTCTCCTCGACTGAAGCTACGTTCAGCCAAGATAGTCTCGTTAACGATTACACCAGTGGTTGCAGTGGATCCTACTGTTAATAATGCGATTGCCATTTGTGGGCTGAACCCCAGGCTACGCATCAAAGAGTATGGACTTCTCAGTACAGTAAATGCTTTATGCCATTTAGCTGACTCAGCATTTAGGTATTCAATTTTAGCTAGTAACCAGTCTCTAAACTTCTTTAGCTTGTTATAGAAAGCCATAGGTGCATTTAGTATTGCTCTTGGAGTAGCTTTTATATTTCTCCACCATTGCTTGAAGTTATTAACGTGAAGTAATAAGCCAAACAATATTAATCCTGATGAAACACCAAGTGCTATTTCAATGTTTGCATACAGCAAAGCTACGTTATCATTCACAAGTGGTGTTGTTATATAGTATTGGTTAATAAATGGGAGAGGGTTGATATAGGATACTAGTAGCCCTACAGAACCTGTTACTATTACTAATGTTGAAATTATATTTCTTGCTATCACAGCTATCTTTTTAAAAGGAATATATATTTGAGGTACAGGTATTCTTAACCTGGGAACCTTTATCTTTGGTAGCCTGAACTTAGGCATTGTTATAGCAGGGAGCTTGATTGTCCTTTTTTTAACAATAGCTTTTTTAAATATATCGAAAATGTTTTTCATAATACCTCCTCGTTAAAAGAAGTACCTGTATTTTCAATTTCCTTCTTCTTACTTCTTCTTACCTTTAGGTGCTTCTTCAGGAATCGTTATTGATTCCAGTAATTTAACCGCTGCATTAGAGAACTGTCGTATCTCATTTACTATGACAGCCTTTTCTTTAGCAGTAATCTTGTTATCCTTTAGCGATTTACCAAGAGTAGTTATAACATCAACTCCCTCTTTGATAACCACTTTACCTGTGGCTGGCAAACCACGATTCAAATTCCATAACGCCATTATCGTTCCTATAGCTGACATCTTAACCTCCTGTGTTAATACCTTAGCTTCCGAATCCTTTAATAACTTATACAATCTATATGTCTTGCCTTCATACTCAGCAGTAGCCCTAGCAGCAGGTCTACCATTTGGAAGGTGAACTAGGGTAATATCTTGGGTGTTCACCATGATAGGTCGCTTGAGCTTCAAGCTAAAAAAACTTATCGCTGCCATCATATTCCCCTTCCTACTTTCTTTATGCTCATGGGTGTACAAAATGTATTCCCAGAATTTCATTATTCATTTTCCAATAACTTAAATCCTAAACCTGTGATTCCGCCGACACAACCAGTGGCTATCTCATTGAAGCCTTGGAATATTCCTATGCAGGAAAGTACCCCTAGGACTATAATGCTAGCCATAATCTGTGGTCTAAGTGTTCCCCATTTCATATCAATCTCCTATGATTCTAAGGCTTCTACCCTAGTAATTAGTTCTTTTATAGCCATCAATGCAACACCACCTAAATCTTTAGCTGCTATGCCAGGTGCGTCAGATGTGTCAGGGTTTTCTCCAGTTCCAAATATAGTATACCAATCTTGTGCTGTTGGGCTTATATGTCTTTCAGCTTTAGCTAATTTATCACTAGGAGTGCCTTTTTTATAATATCTACCAATATCTAATGATTTTATTTTATCAGTAATAACTTTACCATCAGTCCCACCATAAATTGAATGTGCTGTCCCCTCATATGTTTTTGTAGCAGCGTCTGAGGCATCTGTCCATACTCCAGTTTCTGAAAGATAAGCGTCATAATTTGCTGTTGTTCCACCAGCACCAGCAGCTATTCTAAAATATATTCTGGCATCACGACTAGCATTAGAAACGTCATAGTGCATTGCTGCTATATGTGCAACTTCTACTTTTGTTCCATTATCACTTTTACCAAAAAAGTTAATATAACCTACTTTGCTTTGGTCTGTAGCCGACGCCTTGCTAGAATAAATTTCCAAACCTGGTCCGTTATTATCATTTGTATTATTGCTTTCTATTATAAATGCTGGAGCATATGCTCCAGGTGAACCTGTCTGTGTACTTCCATCACTACTTCCTGTTATTGTTAAAAGTGAACCATCATAAGTAAAAGTCGATTCCCCATTTAATGCGTCTGACGAACTAAATGTAACAATTCTGTTGTTAGAACCATTTGCAACTGCTGAAACTGCACCACCTCCAGCATCTTCCCAAGCAACTCCAGAACCAGTAGATGTTAATACTTGTCCATCAGAACCTTGAGCACCACCTATCGTTAGGTTGTCAGTTTCTAGCGTACCGTCTATGTCAGCATTTCCTGAAATATCTAATGTAGCAGCATCAAGTTCGCCAGAAAGCGTTATGTTTGTAGCTCCTGTGACTGCTCCGTTAAGAACAACAGCTCCATTTATATCCACTGTAGTATCTGATTCTATTGTAAGCACACCATCCGAGGACTGATGTATAAATGTCCCAGTATCTCCAAAGGTTAGTTTATTAGTTGAGTTTAAAGTTAAACCTGTTCCGTCTGTATGGGTAAGTGTGGTGTCAAGGTCTGTACCAAATTTAAGTACAGCAGAATCAGATTTTAATTGAATGTCATTTACAAAGATTGCATTACCTTCATCGCTACCATCAAAGGTTACAGCGGTTACTGCTGACCCATTGTCATCAACTTTGATGATTACGTCAGTATCGTTAGCCTGTGCATCGATAGTAATGTTTCCACTTGTTGTGACTATGTTGACAGCTCCATCGCCTGTTGCAATGTCATCTGCCGCAGTAGCACTAGAAGCATAAGTTTTAATATCACTAGCTGGTATTTGTTTAGTAGTTGTACCATCAATAACTACAAAGGCATCTGCATCTGCAATCGTTATTGATGAAGTAGATTTAGCAGAACCATCAAGTAAATTTAACTCTGCCGCTGTAGAACCAACATTAGTTCCACCTATATCTAAAGTAGTTACACTTATCTCTCCAGCTATGGTCAATAGCCCATCAGCTACAGTCATTAAATCTGTGTCATCAGTGTGACCAATAGTTGTTCCATTAATTAAAACATTATCAATGTCCAAAGAACCACCAGAAATTAATCCAGTTGTTGTAATTGTTGAAGAACCAGTATCAATGTTTCCAAAACCTGAAGTTATGGAACCACTATTTAAAGCTCCTGTTGTAACTATATTCCCACCACCAACAGTATGACTTGCGAAATACGTAGACACCGTGTCTACATTAGTCATTCGCATTGTTCCACCATCGTTGATTAATATACCGTCCCCAGAAGCAACCGCAGTTGTTCCTCTAGCTGTATCCCCATCTATTAGATTTAATTCACCAACAGTTACTGTTGCCCCATCTAATATATTTAATTCTTCTGGTGTGGAACTAACTTGAGTAGTTGAAGCTGCCGCAAGAACAGGGAGTGTACCACTTACGTTAGGTAAACTAATAGTTCTGTCTCCTGTAGCATTTACTGAAGTAAGTGTTGTTTCGTGAGCATCTGCCGATGAACCTTCAAAAATCACAGCGTTGTTTGCATCCATTGTCACACTGTTCACTGTTGAAAAAGTCCCAGATACTGAAACATTAGGAACGGTTAAAGTGCTTGTGCTTGGATTGTAATAAAGGTCTCCATCAGATTCCAACCCTATATTACCACCATCTAAATCTCCACCTGAAGTAAAGATTAAAGCGTTGTTTTCGTTAGTGCTTTCATTGTCAGTAATAGTGACTGTTGTAGCAATAGCTGCTGTGCCTGTTGTGTCTTGGTTAAGAGTTCCTATTGTAAAATCTAAGGTGTTATCTGCATCTTGATATGCAACAGTAATACCGCTTTCAGTATTGCTAGTTACCATAGCTCCTACCGTGTCTGATATAAATTCAGCAAGAGTAGTACCACCTATTGTGATTGCATCAGCTTCAAGTGTGCCATCAATATCAGCGTTACCTGATATGTCTAAGGTTGCGGCATCTAATTCTCCTGAAAGAGTAATGTTAGTTGCCCCTGTAATCGCACCATTTAAGACTACTGCACCGTTAATATCTACAGTAGTGTCGGATTCAATAGTTAAAACACCGTCAGCAGACTGGTGTATGAATGTTCCTGTATCACCAAATAGTATTTTCTCTGTGCTGTTCATAAGGATTTCGTCAGAAAACTTAAAGTAATCTTCATCTTCCATCCATGTAATAACACCATCAGCACTATTAGCGTCAAATGTTAAAGATACGTCAGTGTCAGCCCCAGACCCTATGGTCAGGGAGTCCATATTCATATCAAAAGACATACTTGGAGTAGCTCCATCATCACCGTATGATTTTATTTCCCAAACCTTTGTTAAGGTTCCGTCTTTCATAACATCAAATTCTATAGCACCATCTTCATTAGTGCTGTCAGTATCAGTAGCAACTACTGTTATTCTTGCAAACTCATCTAGGTTTCCTGCTGAATCTGCTAAAGTAAAGGAAAGGTATATTTCGTCATTATCAGCTCTAGTTGTGTTTGTGCTTCGGAAGTTTGCTACTTGATTGCTAGCGTTATTCGTTGTATTCGTAAACGTAGCTGCAGGTGTAGTGTTACCAGTATTGTTTCTAACGTCTAACTCTTTAAGACTAATTTGATCGTTCCAC